TAGTGGCATCGCGTCCCAGGTGCGCGCGGGTAGGCCCTGGGCCTCATTTTTCGGAACTTGTTTCACAGCGGCCCAGGCGCGGGCCAGGTGTGTCTCTTTCAGGGATTGCTCGGCGCTCATGCTGAACGCTCCGCTTCGAACATTGTCCAGTAAGGGCGCGGCCATGCGTAGGCCCCAAAGTTGCGCCACTTTCCGCAATTCCTACATTGCAGAATCCATCGCGGTCCATTAAGTAAAACCTTCATGCTGCCGCCCGGATGTTTTCCAGCGCTTGCCGGTGTTGTTGGTCGATTACTTCCAGGGCCTGCTCAATCCCGAAAATCAGCGCCCCGCATTGGTCCGCTGTGAGCGCAAGGCCCGGAAAATGCCCAGGCATGCCCAGGGACAACAAAATGCGCCCCTCAGTGGTCAGGGGTTGCACGGTCACGCGGCCAATGTCTGTTTTAACGGTGGTTTTCATGGTGTTACGCTTCCTCTTTTGGAAAGGTTTGACCATGAATGACGACCAACTTAACGCCATCCTTGATGCCACTGGCAAGGCTGTCGGCTTCGCTCTCGCTGCTTCCCTCACCGGTGGCGAGGATTTCCGCAAAAAGGAGGGCCTTCTGTCGTACTGTCATCACCTCCAGGCACTGTGCGAGGATGAACGCTTCTCCCCGGATGTGACACTGTGCCTTTATGGCCTTATCGATGGCGTTGCATCGCTTGTCCGATTGCGCCCGACTGAAAGCGACGAGATCATTTAAGGTGTTTTCCATGGATTCCACTCCGTAACCTTTCCCCCTGTACAAAATCGAAGGCAACGGGAGCGGGTACAGAGTGGAAAGGTTTGAGCCGCTTGGCCGTTGCGGTGCCGACTTTAGCGCAAGGCTTGTGCGGTACGCAAGGGCTGTGCGTCTTGCAAGTGCTGTGCATCGCGCATATGCTGTGCACTTCAACCCGTGGAAAGGTGGCCCCGCTATGTTTTCAATAGCAAACTTACTAGAGCGTGCAAAGGCAAATGCCAATTTAGAGTCAGACTATCGACTCTCAAAAGTCCTTAGCATTAATCAATCGGCACTTGGCAATTACAAGGCTGGCAGAAGCTGGCCCAACGACAAGATATTGGCCCAACTGTGCGCCCTGAGTGGTGACGATGTGGCCTTGGTCGCGGCCCAAATCCAGGCAGAGCGGTCCCAATCCCCCGAAGGTAAAAACATGTGGCTGATGGTTGCCGCACGGCTTCGCGGTGGCGCTTCCACTGCGATTTTGTCAGTGGTTTTTGCTATTGGTTTGATAGCTGGCTACGCAGATCCAGCGCGGGCCAGCGGCTTGAATGGCATTAAAACGGTGTGCTCTAACTTGCTATACATCGTATCAAGTACGTTTTTGTCAGTGCCTGCGTTTTTGATGGTCCGGCTTCGACTTTTCACCGCTTCAAAAATGGCCGGTATCTACCGCCTGTCTGTTGCCCTCATGGTCTTTTAGGCCGTTGGACACTGCCCCCTCAAAAAAACAGGGGGAAATATGAAAACGTTCGCGCCTAAAGGCTTGCACGGTGGGCAGTTGCGCGGGTTGATGGCCGATCTGGGCGCAACACCTGCGGACCTGGCGAAATTCTTACGGGTGACTGAGCGCAGCGTGTGGCGCTGGCTGGCCGATGGTTCGGCCCCGTTTGCGGTGCTTGCGGCGCTGTGGCATGAATGCCCCGAAGGTCGCCACGCCACGGCCTTGGATGTGGGCAACGAGCTGGCGATTTATTCCGGCCTGGCGCGGTCCCGTGGGGATGCGCTGGCGGCTGAATCGGCCCGGCTGGCGCGGGTGCTGTCGATCAGCCATACGGGTGCGGCCAATGATCCGCTGTGTGATGGCCCGGCCCAGGCAGGCCCGGCCCCGGTGTACGTCAGGGGACCGGCTCAGCCTTTACCGGCTCCGCTGGCGGCTCCCGGTGTATCAGTTGCTTTGTTGTGAGGTAGGCCTGATTCCCCATGGTCACAGCCGAAGACAACAACACAAAGTTGCCCAGGGTTACCGCGTTCGACGCGACCCACCCCGAAGGGCCAAGCAGGCCAGCGCATCCGCTGAGGCTTGCTGTCATCGCAAGTGCAATTACGGCCTTGTTTGCAATCATGGGTGCACATCCTTAGGTATGGAATTCTTGTTTGTACAGATCACGCTCCAGGTGTTCTATTCGAACGTGCATGGCGGCCATGTCCGCACGAATTGCGGCATAGACTGCTACGGCAGGCCCCAACACCTGAAGGATGGTGAGTAGATCGAACTGCATCAGGCTTTGGCCTCAGGCAGGAAAATCGCAAACAGGCCAGCGGCGCCCATCACTACCTGGCTCACCAGGTTGAAGGTTTCCGTGGGCACGCCCACTAGGGCGGCGAGTGTTGCAATGCCTGCCCAGGTGCTGGGCTCGCGCAGACGGTTCAAAAGTGCTTTATTCATGGTGTGTTCTCCGGTGGGTGTGGTGGGTCAGCTTTTCCAGTAGGCGGTATGTCCTGGCGATGGCGTGGCGTAGGTGTCCGCTGTCAGCGCCTTGATTTTTTGCACGGCTTCCGGGTGGGTGATGTCATAGAACCAGCCACCCATCGACCAAGAGCCATCCGCATTTTTTCCGGGTCCGTTCGGGTCAGTCACCAGCATGGAGCCCACGGCGGCGGTTGACTTGTAGACCAGGTTTTCGGAACTGTTAGGGTTGACGCTGGTCACTACCGCGTCCACCACTTCGCCCACGCTGTCAGACACGGCGGACAGTCCGTCCCCGGCCTTTTTGAGCGCGTAGTAAATCGCAAGGCCTACGGCCCCGGCAATGGCCAGCTTGACCAACAGGTCAGCGGATACGGGTGCAACCTTCATGCTCAATACTCCGTGGGGTCATAGATGGCGGCTTGCGCCCATGGCTGTGCATTGATGGCATTGAAGTCCGGCATTGACGGCGTGAATGCATCCGGGTTTGCGAGTGCAAAGTCCTGCGCCACGCGCTCACCGATTGCACCGTCAGCGGTTGCGCTCTGTCCGGTACCGAGCGCACCAGGGAAGTACGTACCAGGCGCAAAGCCTGGGCTCGATGTGCTGATAAGGCTTGTCAGGAACTTGAAACCCTCCGCGATGGGGCTGGGTTGCTGAATCAGGCTTCGGCCCTGCGCATAGCTCGCATACTGCGCGGCGGCGGCGGGTGTAGAGTAGTAGTTGGCAACACTGGGGCGCTGGGTGTTTGGCGTGCCACCGTAGGGCGTGGCAAGGGTTGCGGCAGCGGCTTTGCGCTGCGTCATCAGGAAAATACCGCCCACGGCCAATAGTGCAAGGGTTTGGGGTTTCATGGTCTTAGGCTTCCAGGTTGCCGCCGGCTTGTGAATAGCTCAGCAGTAGGTTGGTTAATTTGCGTTCGGGTTGGTTGTACCCAGCGCCTGGCAGGCTGGCCCATATCGGCGCACACTTGGCGATGGCCTGCGTAATGCGCCCGGCCTGCACATCCTTCAAGGCTCCGCGCTGGCGAATCAATTCCAGGGCGGCGGCATCTTGGGATGCGGGTCCGAAGTCGATCAGTCCCAGGCGGTTGGCGAGATCGTCCCAGGTTCGGGCCAAAAATTGGTATCGACCTGCGGCGCTGGTGCGGTTGGTTTTGCCCAGCTTGTCGGTGAAGGTGAAATATTGGCGCGGGTGGGCGGTCATGTCAGTAAACAGGCCACCCCCGAATAGGGTTCGGTACCCGTTCGGGCCTCCGGTGCCTTCGCTGTAGGCGATCATGTCCAGGAAGGCATTTTCGTTACGCTCGGCGGTGCTGCGATCCGGCGCGGCGGTCAAGCCCACGGAATCGCTCATGCTTTGCACGGCCATGCTGGCCTGCACTAACGCACTGTCAAACACGCCGGGCGTTTGGTCCGGCATGGTGTCCTCAGTGGCAGGCAAGTACGCACCATCCGGCCCGGTGTCTGTCACGGCAATGGCGTTGCTGTCCCGCCGGATGATGGCCCATGCGGCGAGCATGGCGGCGGCGATGATGGTCAGGGAGGCGGTGGTGTTGTTCACTTAAATGGGCTCCTCGAAAAATTCAAGGTTCACTTGCATGTCAGTGTTTAAGGTTCCACCTTGAGCACCAAAAGCGAACCCAGGCGGCACAACTATTGGCTCTTTGAATGCCCACATCAGTGGGGTATTTGCCAGTAAATTGATGTTTCCGTAATACTGCCATCCAGTAGGAAACCCAGCGAGATTGCCCGATGTGATTTGTGAAACTGCCTGGGTACCGCCTACTTTTTTTGCAGGGTATCCAGTAAAAATTGTTCCAATCGCTACAGTTGCAGAGCCCCATCGGACAACTTGCGTTGTCGTACTCGATAAAAGGATTGTTTCAATAATTGCGTTTTTACCGCTTCCGGCTGGATTCCATAGGCCCACGCTTGGAATATTTGCAGCTACTGCTGCCGCTCCCGATGTGCCAGCGAATGCGGCATTGGATAGGGTGCGTGCTTTTCCGCCATCAATTACCGATACCTCACCCGTGATGCGATCATCGACGAAAGTGCCATCGCTGATGATGATGTATCCCGAGTTGATGGCCCCGGTTTTGTCCACCAAAGTGATGCGCTTAAATTCTTCGTCGCGCTCACCCTGCCCCGCGTAAATCGGCCCCACTCCGCTTCCACCGTCGCGTTTGACTTCCAGCGCACCCGACGACGACAAAATTCGGTAATAGCTGCCCTCTACCAGTAGCGTAAAGCTGCCATTGGCAGGGATGGTGAAGTCGTAAATTTTTGCAGAGCGTGCCATTTTTTTACTTGAGTAGTTTTGCAATCAGCAAAGCGGCGACAGCGCCCATGGCGAGCCCCTGCCATTGGCTGGAATTGCTTTGTGTTGGTGTTGCGTAAGGGTTTGCGGTTTGTGGCACGTAGGCGCCCACGTTGGCGCTCGGTGCTGCACCTGAGAACCCATACAAGGGCATGGAATACATGGGTGACGCCTTGGGCGTTGTCGCTGGGCTTGTCAGCTTCATTGCCAAATTGGCCCCGGTCAGCACGTTGCTGGGTGTGAGCGCAGAGCCTAACCAGGACAACAGGCCTCCACCACTTGCGGCGGTTGCAGCGGTGCCAGCGGTTATGCTGGCCACGGCAGAACTGCCCAGCGGCGGTACCACTTCCAGCGGCACCAGTGCGGCGGCTCCCGTGGTTGCATCTGCCACCACGGCCCCGTTGACTGCGGATTCACCGGCAAGGCTTAACCCTCCCGAAAAGTACGCAGCAGCAGCAGCGGCGGCGGCAAGGCTTATCGGGTCATTCAGCAGGCCATTTTTAGAGCCATCAGTGCCCAGGGCATTGCTAACAGAAGGCAATAAACCAGAGTTACCGCCATCCGTCCCCAATGCCTGTGAAACGCTATCCCAAAAGGACATTGGTTAGCCTTTTTTGAGTGCAAAAAAAGCGACCAAGCTAATCAAGATCAGGCCCGGTGTGATGGCGAAGCCTGGCGCAACGCTTTGCAAGTTGCTGGAACTACGGCCCATGGCGCTGTAAGTTCCGTCAGGGTTTGCAATCACGTATTGGCCGGGCGCATTGCCCACGTATTGATCTTCATTGGCGTAGGTTTGATCTACGCCCAGCACAGAACCCAAAAAGCCGACAAAAGCGCGTTTGGTGCGCTCGATGTCGGCTTGTTGAGTTTGTGCCGATACGATACCGCTAGCGGTTGTTTCCATATCGGCAAACCCCTTTTAGTACATGTTGAGCGGCAAGAGTTCTTCGGTTTCGATGGTGATGGTTTCACCAGCGGAAAACGTTCCGTAAAGCTGCGCGGACTTCACGCCATTGGCTGGGCGTGTATCCCAAACGCGGCCCGCTTGGATTCCGTCCAAAATGGGGTCAAACACTACCAAGTTAGCCTGTGGTGACTTGAGTGCCTTCTTTTGAATCCACTCGTTTTCAGCCTTCAATACTTCGAACTCGGTGATGCCTTCGCGCATGGCCTTCAATGCGGTCATGTTGGCGCTGTAGACAGCGATGCGTTTGAACACCGAGCCACCGCCGGATGGGTCCAGGTGGGGCACTTGCAGCGAAAAGGTGCCAGCGGCTCCAATGGTCTGCGTGTTGCGGTGGCGGCGTTGAATCAGGAAGCGGATTGCGCGTTCGCTTGGGATGTCAATCGCTGGCGACACTTCCGCGATACCCGACAGGGTGGGAGTTGTCGCGCCTGCGATGGTCACTTCCAGGCGCAGATTGGTTATTCCGGAATCTGGCGACAAGTCGATAGAACCGGCTTGGAAGGCGTTGACCGTCTTCGCTTTGGGCTCCATAAAGTTGATGCTCAATTTTGTGGCATCAGCCGTGGCATAGTTTTTGTAGTTTTCCAGTGCATCGGCATTGGTGCCGCTTGATTCCCAAATTACTTTGCCGTTTGCCTTGAGTTGAATCAAGGTGATCATGGCCTTGGTGAACGTGCCACCCAGTGACAGGTTCAAGCATTCCAGTGTGGTGCCCAGCAAGGGGTTCAAGTCACAGTTGGCAATTCCGGATGCGACCACGTTGTTAAACGGGTTCAGTACGCGCAGTTGGTTCATTTTCTTGTTACCTTTTCAAGAGTTCGTTGTTTGCGGCTTATTGGCCGCCGGGCAGGTACGCGCCGATCACTGGAATCTTGATGATCTTTTGCTGAACCAATGCAATCACTGCCAATGCGACAGCAACTTCTGCGACAAACATCGCTTTTTCTTTCAAGTCTTTCATGGGTTTTACTCCGTGGGTGTGGGTTGGAAAATCGAAACAGTGAGCGGATTTAAAAGGCCACGCTCACGTTTGAGAAGCCCCCTTTTCGCCCCTAGGTGTAGGCCTAGCCCTAGGCACTGCAATTCGGCCTTTTTGCAACGTCCCGGCCTCGTAGTCGCGCTCGAAATACTCAAATTTCTGTAGCGCGGTGATGTTTTCCAAGGCGCAATCTATGCTTTTTGCCACGTAGGCCCGGTGCGGGTGTTCACGCAGCGCACACACATGCACCAGCGTGCAATTGCCTAAAAACGTTTTGTCGACCAAGGCCGGGTTTTGGGTGCAACCGATGATGTGAATTTTTTCGTGACGGCCTGAGGTGGTCATTTTTCGCCACGCAGCGGGTGCCCATCCCGGCGTGGTGACGTTGGCCAGCTCCTCCGCGACAAAGGTGCAATGCCCGAAGGCGTACACCAGTTCGCACAACAGTTCAAATTCCCGGCGTAGTGCCTTCTCCCCTGCCCCACGCGGCACATAGCGCACGCGCAGCGGCCCCCGGCCTGCCTTAATCATGGCCTGGCGTATTTGCTCCAGGCCATGAAAGCGCGGCGCAAAGTCCCCGTATTCGTCTTTGAAGTCCCAGGCAATGAACCGGCCCGGTTTGTCAGTGCGTAGGTGTTGCTTGACCCATAGCCCCTTTCCCGTGCCACTGGCTCCGATTACCGCCCAGATTCGCGCATCATGGTTCGCTGCCATTGGGTACCGGGTCTTTGTCAGGCTTCGTAGTGCCCTTGCGGTTTTTCCACCAAAAGAACAGGCCCGCCAGGACCGACTTTTTTGCGGCTTTGGCCTCTTGGATTTTTTGCGACAACACCAGGTAAGTGGGGACCACAAACCCGATCGACGCGGCAGCAAGGCCAAATTCCGGCGCGGCGCTGGGTGCGTCCCATCCGTATTTCTGGCTTACTTGGTGCATATGCCTGCCCCACGTCAAGCAGCGGTCTTCGCTGTAAACGGGTTGCAGTTCTGGCGCTGCCATGCAGACCAGGCCACCGATGGCGTACATCATCATCCCCCAATCGCGCGCTCCGTCTTCGGCCAGCGTAGCGGCTTGCGCCTGGCTGGCTTGGGCTTGGGCCTGCTCTGGCGTGGGGTTGTCCTGCTCAAAGTCTTGGGTCATCCCGCCCAGGGCGTTGAGCCGCTCTGTGGGGTCTGGTACGTCGCTCATGAGAAAAGCCCTCGGCGTTTGGGTGCGGGTTGGGTTTCGGGTTCATTGGTCCCCGTAGGCGTAGGTGTAGGCGGCATGGCTTCCCCTACGGGCTCGGCAGGTTTTGCGGTTTCCGTAGGCGTACCCTCCTGGCGCATGGCCTTGCGCATGTTGGCTTTTTGGGCCTCTGTCCTGGCGTGCGGTCCGTTCATTCCGCAGCTTGGGCAGTAGTGGTACAGGCATTTTTCGGACTGTTTGACGTGTGCGGACTCAAACCCGCACATGCATTTAAACCGCCCTACGATGGCAGAACTCACAGCGTTTTCAGGTCTGCAACGGCCACTTTTTCTTCGGACATGTCCGCATCGAAGCGCACCAGGACCTCATTTTGTTCGTCCGGTGTGATCTCCATTACGGCCCCGGCTTCGTTGTGGCGTGGGTGGTCAGGGTTGGTCACTTGGACCGATTGCAAGGCTTGAAACATGGCTTTTTTTCTCCGGTTTTTTTCCGCTGTACCTCAGCGGCAAGGTTTTTGACCCTCCATGGGTCAGTAATTGGTAGGTGTTTTCGTCACGCCTGCGCACTTTCGGCGCTGGGTGCGTACAGTTATTGAAACGGGTCCAAGTGGGTTCAAAATACAAAGACACCGAAGCTACTTCCGCGAAGCTGCCCACCTTCACGGCGTGGCGCTCGCTTGGGGTCCAACTGCCTTTCGGCTTCCACTGTTTGCGGGTGCTGGTGCACAGTTCTCCTGGCCTTGCTACATCAAATACCCCGGCAGGCCGCGCCACTTCCACCAGCCCATAGCGGCCTTCTGTGGTCTCGTGGTCAAACTCAATATGCAACTGGTAACCTCGCCCGGTCATGGCCCCGCCCTGCTCGGTCATGTACGCGCACCAGTCCGCGCCCTTGTCTTCGCCCTTGTGTACGGCGGCATGGGCTCGCTGCAATCGCTTGGACCCACCTGCGGCCATGCCTGCATCAATGCGGCGCAACTCGCGCCACACGGTCACGGGCGGCTGTCCTACGGGCTGGAATTGACGGATTCCCCAGGCACTTGCCCAGGCGGTCACACGCTGGGCCTTGGCTTGCGTGAGTAGTTCTTTTTGGCCCATGTAGTGGTCCTCGTGGCCCTCGTCTTCCACGGCCCCGCAATCGTCGATATTTTTTGCGATGTACTTCGCCACGTAGGCAATGGCCCCACCCTTGGCTTTGTCGATTGCCACGGCCTTGAATCGGTATTCCTGCGCCCCGTATTCGTCGCCCTCGTGTTGCAACCAGCAGTCACGTAGCACTGCGGCCAATTGCTGCACCTGGCTGGCGCTCACCCATAGCAGCATGTGCCAATGTGGACAACCATCGTGGTGGGGCTCAGCCACGCGAAACCCGAACACCTTGATTTTTTGTCGGTTGATCTTTGCCCGTGCTCGCGCCCAGGTCTTGGACAACCATCCCTGGCCATCGCGTGGCGTGGACCCATCGAAGTTCGGATTTTTTCCCCCTCCGAATAGCGAAGCATGAAAGCGGCTGGGAAGTGTGTTTGTGGTGAAAATGCCCACCATCCCGGCCTTGTCGGCCCACTCTTCACAGCCCCGAATCCGGGTCATCAATTCCCCTCGGCGAATTGCTTTGTTTGCGGTGCTGGCCTGCACTGCATCCCATAGGGTGATGATTTCACCGTCCGCGCTCTCAATCTCGGTGCCTTCCAGCATGGCCCGGTTTGCGGCCTGGCGTTGTTTGTGGCGTGCGTCCGTCACATCATGGCAATATGGCATGACACGGGCGCAAATATTGCCCTTGGCTTGCTCCTGCGCCTCTCGCTTTCTCACTTGTGCGCGGCGCAATTGCCTGCGCCAGTACAACTCACAGCCCAGGCGCTTAACCATAGCCTGCAATTGCTTTTCATGGGACTGTGGCGAGTGCTGGCCCTTGTATTCCATGGGCGCGGCCTCCAGCCCTTCCAGCCATCCATTGATGGTGGTCAGCGTCAGCGGCTCACGCAAGGCACAAACCCAATCAATCATCAGGTCAGCGCGGCGGCGTGCAAGGTCCACCAACTCGCGGTCACTGGCCCATACATCTATTGGCTTTGTTGTGCTGCGCACACGGGCGGCGGTGCGCTCCTCGAATGTGTCGCTATGGTCTCGCCATGTTTCCCGGTCTTCGTCTTGGAAGTGGGTTTTGTATAGCGCAAAATCTCGCTTGCGCAGTGTGTTGCTGTCCGTCTTCATGCGTTCAAAACAGGCAGGCCGCGTCCCGTAAATCCTTGCCAATGGATCTGGCGCACGCTGCAATGCCTACGCGGTCCGAATCGCTCAGTGCTGGCCATGGGCGGCGTGCTACTTCGCGTGGGTCTTCCATGCTTTGTGCCCCCAGCATGACCAGCACGGCGCGGGTGCGTAGTGGCATCGCGGCCCAGGTGCGCGCGGGTAGGCCCTGGGCCTCATTTTTCGGAACTTGTTTCACAGCGGCCCAGGCGCGGGCCAGGTGTGTCTCTTTCAGGGATTGCTCGGCGCTCATGCTGAACGCTCCGCTTCGAA